CTTTCAAGCCCTAATTTTAAATCACTGTTAATATTGATAAAAAACGGCTCGCTTATTACCGCAGGAGCTTTCAGTCTTCTTAAAAGACCGTCTCCTCTTCCCTGATAAGGCTCTTTCGCTCCCCTATTTCTTATTCCTAATGCTTCAGACACATTCTTGCTTAATATAGTTGCAAATCTTATCCCATTTTTGCTGTTAGGAAAATGAATAGCTTCTGTTCCTGTTGCTGTCAAATTATCCGAACTGTTGCAGTGTAGTGATATAACCAAGTCAGGATTCTGACTGTTTATAAACGTTGTATTCTCTATTCTTGCATAACCTCTGTTGTGAATAAAATTCTCATATCCCTGTTCTTCCAGCACCTTTGCAAGTTTTTCCGCTATCTCAGTGTTGTAAGCCAGTTCAGTTACTTTTCTGTCTTGTGATACAGCTCCAGTATCAGAGCCGCCATGCCCTATAATTATACAGATTTTTTTATTTTTCAAGGTGGGTTTCACCTCTTGATGATATTCTTTTATCCACAAAAATCCGTATTCTTTATCCTCTCCCACTTCTTTTATTTCATACATTTTATGCCCTATTTCAACAGTATTCCCTATTTCTTTTCTTAACTCTTCAATATTCATTCACATCACCTTTTCAATATATTTTTCTTTTATTTCTACACGATTGAGCCAACCTTTTAAAAAATCTTCTTGTGTTCTGTCTTTCGCTGCAAGATTTTTATAAAAAGTTCTTTGCATTTCATGATATTCCTTCAAAAACATTTTAGGATCTATTGCATTTATCGCTTCCAATGTTTTATTTCCAATAATACCATCTATGACTAAGTTTGCTCCAAACTTATTAGCAACTATCTGTGCTTTTTTTATTCCTCTTCTTCCACTATTTACAGCCCAGTCAAATATAGAAAGTGCTACTTTATCATTCAAAATTTTATCTAGTTTATTTCCAAGATAATATTTTTTTAAATAAATATTCTTTGCAAAATCTTTTGTTAAATTTCGCATATCTCCAGTATAGCCAAATTTTCTTGCTTCTTCTTCAATTATCCCAAAGTTTGTAGCTCCACCTCTGTCATTTTTGTCATTAGTGTAACCACCTTCTACTTCGAAAATATAATCTAAAAATTTGTTGAATCTTTCCATTTAAATCACTTCCCATTCTTCACTAAATAATTCAATCATAGTTTCTTTCCAAGGCACTCTACCGTATCTGGATTCCACATATAGATATGGAGCTGTCATTTTACTGTTTTCATCAGGAAATTGTGCTTTTATCATTACATCCTTGTTCCATTGCGGCAATCTCATTGCTTTTCCTTTTTTTACTTCTTCAAACGCTTTCCCAAAATTCATCTATACCACTTCCTTTTCTTTTATTAGTTCCATGTCCTTTAAGTATTTATAAAGTTTGCTCGGATTGAACTGATACCCAACTCTATCCTTTAATGACTTAAGCTTATAAGTCAGAGTAAACTGTAAAGCATAATCTATAGCATTTAAGCAAAATTCCGAACAAAAATATCTGTCATCGTTCTGTACTTTGCTTGCATAGAAAAACTGTCCTAATATGCCCAAGTAGTCGTAGCCTTTACCCTGTGCCGTATTATAAAACTCTACAATATCCTCAGCTCTGACACTGCTATCCATTTCAAAAATTTCAAAGTTTTTCTGATATTTAAAAGGTCTTTTTCTAACTCCGCCAGGGTTTGAAAGGAAAACTTGATTATTATAGATAAACTCACAGTGTGAGTATTTTCCAAGTGTCCACGTAGATATTAATAATCCAACTATGCTTTTTGGTCTGTGAAAACTAATATATAGCTTATCCTTTTCTAACTGCATATTACCTCCTTTATTCGCAAATAACTTTTTTAAGTGTTTCTCCTCTAATTTGTGCATATCCAACAAACACTGGTTTTGGTTTAGAAGCTACTTTTCTAATTTCTTCCAAAATTTCTTCAGTAGTTTTTCGTTTAAGAATACTCCTGTCATTAGTTCTATTTCTGAACATACTACCTCCTATTCATGTTTTTATTCGTGAGATTAATCGTGTTAAAATCTCACAATTAATCTACATATTTTTGTAAGCTTTTTCGTATCTGTCTTTAGCGTCATATTCTTTAAGCTCTTTATCTGTTAAATTTTCTAGATTATGCGACAGCAGTGTCTCAGTCGCCATCGCCTTAGTTGTATGTGCCTGCATTATATTTGCCATTCTCAGCATGTCCTGTAAGGTCAGATTAACATATTTTTCGCTGTTATCCTTCGTGTAGAATTTCCAGTTTTCAAATTCCGTCTTTTTCATAGCCTGGCACATTACTACTATTCTAGTTAAATTTGACTGGTCTATACTTCTATTGTTCTGTAAATATTTCACGCCTTTTACTTCAAATTCAAACGGAGCTACGTCGTATTCTAGCCTTAACTCATAGAGTTCCTTTTTTATTTCTTCTATCCGTTTATCCCTGTCAAATACAATCTTTCCATCTTTTATTGTCTCGCATTTCTTTAATTTTACTATTTTTCCATTTACAAAATAGTTATCAGGGGCTATCTCTACTTCCTGATATTCTATTTCCTCGACCACATCTCCAGCCATTGTCGGAGCTATCATACTAGCGTCTGTATTTGTGCTTAAGACTAATTGAGTGTCTTTGTTGTACATAACTTTAAGAGTATCTTTATCAAATTTCTTAAGCTCCTCGTACCAGTCCTTATTATCTTTATCAAATATACCATAGTACTTAAATCCATCTTCCTCTTCTATTATCCTAACTTCATTTACTTCAAATTTCATTTTTTACTCCTTTCTAAACAAATGGAACATTTACCCAGTTTCCTGCACGATACATCTGCAAAGCCCTGAACTGTAAATAGTCCAGCGTGAAGTTCCTGTCGTCGTTGATTCCACCAGTTACGACATATCCGTTCCTTTCTCTCATTTCATTTCTCTGGACTTCCGCCTGAATGTATCCAGCAAGACGTATGTTTAAAACTGTGTCCGTGTCTCTTGCACTCCATAATCTGTTAATATGTTTTCTTAAATCTACTCTGTCAGCATCCATCCCGTTCATTCTGTTATCCCTTATTATCATATCGTGTTCGTCCATTAATCTGTTCCAAGCGTCATTATTCCGCTGTGGCGCTTTATAAAAAGCTCCACCACCATTCAGATGATACGCACCCATATATTTCCCGTTTTCATCATACATATAGTGATGACGAGGCGTCCAGAAATCTATGTTATTTCCTCTTATCACCCAGTCAGAATCATTTGAGTTCCTGTATCCTTTTGAGAACGGTATATATGGACTCAAATCAGGTCTAGGTGCTATCTCTTTAATTTTTGCGTAAGTTATTATTCCAGCTTTATTTTCTTCCGCTAAATCTGTGTATTTTACATAATCTTTATTAACTTCCGACTTAAAAGAATCAAACATTCCTACGGTCACAAGTGCCGCAGTGTCAACAGATAATGAAACATTATCGGTATTGCTTAAGTTAAATATAAGCTCCACAGTTATCGTACTCAGATTAATCCCGTTTGTTGCAGGCATGAAGTCAGCAGTACCCGCGATGGTAACCGCAAAAAGAACTTCTGTTCCTGCTGTATCTTTTGCATAGATTCCCAAAGTTTCCATACTGTACCCGTCCATAAGTCCTGAGTTGTTGAACGAGGCTGTCACTTTAATCTGCGATGTTCCTATTTTCTCAACTTTAATAAGCGTTTCAAGGTTTACTGTATCGGCCAGTTTATTGCTTGATGCAGATATCTTCGTAAATGTCAGCTCCGTTATTCCTGCGATTTCCCTAGTTATCAAATCTTTTCCCTTGTCAGTTATTCCTGTTCTTTTTATACTTGCCATTTCTATCCTCCTATCTCAATTAATGTGTTTATATTCGTCACGGCTCCAACAGAAACATACAGCGTATTAACTACTTTCGGAGTAAGAATATTAATACTGTTAAATCCTAAGTTCGCAGGCAGTATTGTTTTGAGCATGTTGTTCAGTTCGTCATATTTTTTCGCATCGTCAAACTTCGTAGTAATTCCAAGCTCATACACGCTAAAATTGGGCCTCAGTTCGTAGTTTCCAGCACTACATAGCTGATCCATTCTGTTCACAAGTACCCGCCAAGTATAAGGTATCTGGTCGTTCCAATAAGTCAGTACCCTGAAAATTCTGATTTCCAGCGTATCATTTTCGTATCTGTGTAACCCTAGCATTTCCTCAAATTTGCTTATCCCATCCTCGTCACAATATTGGATAAACTGGTTATTAAATACTTTCCTAAGCAGTTCCCACAATAACATCAGTTCAGGTTCCTCTGATGCCATTATGTTCCTTATTTCCCTGTACTCCTGCATAAACTGAGGGAGATACGACAGCAGGTTGACGTTAATATTTTCCAGAATCGTCATACTGTTATACCTCCCCACACAGGAATCTGATATTCTGTCAGCTGTAAGTTGTTAGGACTTCCATTTATCGTTGTGTTCTGAATATCCAAAATCCCATTTATGTCGAGTATTTTAGCTTCTATACGCGACACCCTTACAACAAGGTTATTACTCACTTTTTCATTTTTCAGAGCCCATGTTTTTCTAAGTTCCAGTAAGTAGTTCTTTACCACTTCCTCGACCTTCAGTTTTACAAGTGGCCATGAAAAATTAGGCTCAAACGTGATGCTTGTATTAATGTTAATTGCCACATTGCTTGTACCCTGTACTGTAACAATATGGCCTATTGGGGCAACCCCGAGGCCTCTTGCATCTTTTGTAGGATCCATTGTGTCCTGTACTTTTTTAATCAGAGTAGGACTTGCCTGATTAAAATCACTGTCAAGTATGGTTAATAAAACAGTTCCGCCACCATTCCATACCGGAGTTACTTTAACAGCTCCCACGCCCTCGATTTCGTGCACTTTAAGTTTATAGTCAGAGATGTTCCCTCCGTATGCTTTCATGTTAAAACTGTCAAAGTACCGTTGCCGTAACTTTTCTGTCTCCTCTTCATCCTGTCCGGGAATTAAAAGTTCCGTTATTTCAGCTCTACCTAATCCGTTTATGTAGTCAATCGGAATTAAGTTTCCTGTTTTTCTTCCTCCGTCCCTTCCAGGATTTTCGCATTCAACCTGATATTCGTATAATCCAGTTCCTGTGTTATGCTGTATGAATTTTGTGACTGTATAGTTCAGCTCGTCCAAATTAAATCTGCTGCCCAGCGGTATTTCTATGTCAAAAACACCTTTCAATACCGCTTTACTTGCCTTGTAAGGCGTTATCCCTCTTTCACTCGCCCTTCTTATCAGATTAGGTCTGCTGGCCGTATCTCCGAACGTTTCTTTTATAAAATCCTGTAGAACAAAATATAGGCTTTCTAGTTCCATTGCCGCAGGAGCTAATGCATCCCATATGACTGAACCTTCACGCTTATCAAGATCGTTTGGAACTCTTGCCAGCATCTGCTCCATTATCTGTTCGTATGTCATTACCTCAAACATGCATCTACCTCCTTTCCTAGATTATTGCCACTGACAGTCCATCATTAATCTGAATTTCTCCAAATACTGTTTCTGCAATGAACTTCTTAATCAGAACTGTCCCTCTCTCGCTTTCAGTATCAAATTCAAATCCATTGACTGCTGTTATCCTGTTATCCTGTAACAGTGCCTCTGATATTCGACGCTCCAGTTCCACGACACAGTACTCGACAGGCATCCCAAATAAATCCTCCAGCTCAATTCCATAATTCCAGGAATATATAATATATTTATAACGTTCCGTTCGTATAATCTTATAAATTGCCTGTTCCATAGCCTTCAGACTATCAACGAATCCGAGAATATAATTACCTTCATACAGTTCCATCCTGTGTGTTTTTGTCGGTAATTCTTTTACCGTTATGTCTGCACTTGTTTTAATTTTTGGTATCATAACCACTCACCCTCAGTCTGTGGATTATCAATTCTGTCAAGAACAATAAATTTTTGACCTCCCTGCTGTCTTATCAAAAGCACACCTTCTCCAACTTTTAATCCGTTATGAATCGTTATTTTTTTACGTCCCTTGTATTCATGTTTATGTTTCTTGATGTCAGTCAGAGCACCTTCTACAACCTCGAAATCTTCCGTTTCATGACTTACAGATATGTCAATATCATAATCCTTCACAAAATGCGTCAATATAAGCTCATCCTCTTCCAGCACAGGAACATTTATGTCGAGCAGGATTGTCAGAGGGGATACAGTTTCGACTTTTCCTGCGTAAATCTCGCACGGTTTGTTATATTCAACAGCATTATTTATCATCTGTTTCAGAGCTTGTTCTAATTTCGCCACTGTGCCCTTCCTCCTTTCCTATTTTCCCTTCCAAGTCCAAATCCATAAAATATTCCTTGAATCCAAATTTATGAGTAACTTTGTCAACCAGCATATAATTTGCCAGCTTGAACTCCGCAATATCCATAAACACAATGAATGAAGAACCGCCACGGATTCTGATATCGCCGAATATGCCCTTCAGTTTGAATGATTTTGTTCTCTGATTGTAATATTTCAGCATCTTCTCCGCACGTTCCCTTCTTTCAGCCTCAGTTGCCGTATTCTTATTTATTTTTTCAAAGTACTGTAACAACCCCCATTTAGTAATATTAGCACTGTCAAATACCTGATATTTTTCTAACTTTTTCTCCTTGTCATTCACATAGTCTAAGACTACCTGGTTGTATGTTTCCTTGTCTATACTTACTTCAAAGTCAAAATCCTTTCCGGAGGTATTATCAAAAATAAGGTCTTCCAGTTTCAGTTTTTCTGTTTCCTTTAAAGTCAATTTCCCATAGTCGTCAAAGATTACGTATCTTTTTCCTGTAAGCCTCAGAGTTTCGCTTAAAGCTCCCTGCACCATATCAATCAGAGATGTTCCATCTTCACGCCTTTTTTCAAAGACATGTCCTGTATCCTCAATCTCTCCGCATGTAAGTCTAAAATCTTCAGCTATAAGCCTGACAATATCACTTGCCTTTTTACTTTTAAAGACATAGTATGCCTTGCTTTTCAGATATCTGAGCTGATCGTAAGCTGTTATGCTCGCTATGTTTGTCTTTGTCATTTTTCTGACAAAAACATATCCCAGGAACATGTTCTGTCCACGATATTTGAGACTTACCTGATCTCCTTCCTGAACTCTTTCATCAAATATCATTTTGAAAGTCAGTTTTCCAGGTGTTGCCTTTCTTTCCCAAGATACTTCGATACTGTCTGTCACAAGAGGCGATATTACAGTCCCGGTACTCTGACTTGCAATGATAAGTTCTATGTCCTTTTCCATTTCATAGTTTTCCTCAGCCGGCTTTGACATGAACGATTTTATTTTGTTTCCTAATTTTTCCAGCATTCCTACCACAACCTCAGTTTATCTGACAACACATTCGTAACCGCGGAAATCCCGTTCACTTCCATAACTGTTTCAAGCTGATCCAGTCCACCTGTTTCACGTCTTACTATCTGCCACAGCTTTTCTCCGTATTTTGTACTGCATATTTTCTTTTCAACTTTATCTGTCCATCTCTGATTCTCCGCACTTACAGTACCGTCAGCGTTTTTTTTATACAACTTAGGACGTGGATCTATAAAATCCTTAAAAGTCACATCGACATACACATCCATTCCTTCTTCAGCATTTTCTTCAATTTTCATGTCTTCCAGGGATACTTTCAGATTAGTGTTGTAATATGCCCGGCCTGAATTCGGATAGTTCCTTATTATTATCAACTGAAAAGGTTTCGCCCTTTTCTTAAGATTTTTAAGTTTATCCAGGAAGTAACTGGGTTTCTGATAAAATCCAAGATATCTCGCAAAAGGATATCGTTGGGATGGAATCATGAACTTAAAACTTATCTCTTTTAACCCTTCCTGTTTCAACAGATTAAATTCTGCATCATTTATAAGCTTTATTACATCATTCATGTTCTTGTGTGATACATTGACGGATGCCGGGGATACCGGCAACAAAATTTTGTCAATGTAGAAAATATACCCATGTGTCTTCATTAATCGTCATGCACCCCCTCTGCCGCAGTATGCACATGTTCGGCTATTCTTTCTCCGAGTCTGTCCATGAAATCTTCTGCATCCACCTGCTCTGAAATATCGTTATAGTTTGTCATATCTATTTTCACCTCTGCGGTTGTAAATTTGTTTACATATTCTTTTTCAGCAATATCCCTCAAATATTTCATATCCTCGTCCATGTCGTCCATCTTGTCTGCCATTTTTTTAGTATTGTCTGCAGTTTTTTTGTTATTCGGATCTTTTCCACCACCTCCACCTTTTTTATCTTTTCCAGTTCCGTCATTCCCTGCAGGCATGTCCTTTCCAGTTAACTTGTCTTTGTAATTGTTGAATGTATCGGTTATGCCTTGAATTCCTTTTT